CGTATACAAAATAGAAGTCAAAGATTTCATCGAAGGTTGTATCTTTAGTTATGAGTAGAATGTCATCATCATCTTCTAGGTGTTGTGGTTCTACTTTTAATAGTGTAAAGCCCTCATCTTTGAGGTGCTTGAATAGTGACCGCAATGCAATCTTTTCATTTGTTAAGTCTTTCATAATAATAATTTGGTTAAGACACCGAATACCCTTGACGGGATATTCCTTGTGTGTATCCTTAAGGGTATAGCCCGCCTAGAAAGCGGGCAAATCCTTAAGGTTACCTAAAGTACAGAATGAATTCATCGGGATCTTCAAGGTGTTCAAAGGTATGTATTTCATACCTAGTCGAACCTACCTTGTCCTCTCGTTCAATGCATACCTCAGCGTGCGGGTCATCGATTAGTTGTAGCTCTTCGATTAATTGTGTTACTGTCATAATTAGTATTGGTTGAATAGGGTTTCGTATTTGTTAGGTTTGTAGTCCACCTTGAGTTGTTCAAGTTCGTGGTCTTCTAATCCCACATCTTGTGCCGTACTGTAGTCGTACATCATCTCGTAGACTATACCTCTTACTGATGCGTAGACCTCCTTGTTGAACTCTAAGTCCATTGGGTCTAGTCCTATGTCATTGCATAGGTTCTCATAATTTTTAGCTATAATTTCTTGTGCTTCGCTCATAATATTTATTGGTTGATATTTTTTTAATCTGTTTTGTAGAAAACGATTTTGCCATCGTTGTAAGCTATGTTTGGGTCTTTGAGTTCATCTTCTGTTAAGCAATCGACAAACGCCCAATTTGTATGACCGTAATTGTCTTCACAAAGTCGGTCTATATATTCAGTTAAGTCTCTCATAATTTTTATTGGTTGATAATTTTTGTTACGATGAAGTCGTGGTGTGTTTCGTCTCCATCTTTTAGGTGCTGATTCAACTCAGCGTAGTCCTCATAGTAGTAGAAGATTTGGTCATCGAAATCTTTCTCTTCGTCTGTCCAATCCCAAGAGTATTCCTCGTTTAAAAAGTCGGGCTTACCGACTGCTACTGTTTTAAACAGTAAAAGGTTTCCATCGAATTCATTCCATTTGGCTTGTATTGTGTATAATTTTATATCTTTTATATTCATAATAATAATTGGTTAAGACACCGCCCATTTGGGCTGAGTTTTAGGTGTTATCAACATAAGTTATTGAATCACCAAATATATCCCTTGCTGTTACTATTGGTGCAGTTTCGAGCATACTCTCGAATATTTCTCTCTGCTCCTTGAAATAATTTTCTGCACTTGGATTGCCTTGTCTATAGGCTTCAATTTCTTCTGTGTGTAGAAATATAATAGCTTTTTGTATTTTTTCTATATTCATAATAATAATTTGTGGTTAAGACACCATCCTACAGTCTGTAGAATTGTATAGAAAATGGTGTGTGGTAGTTGATTACCCACCCATTGTTGTGAAGCTTCTCAGCTAATTTTAAGCCCGCTTCTGTCATTAAATCGCAAGTTTTGTACTGTATTTTCATAATAATAATTGGTTAAGACACCCTACGGCACTAGTAAGGTAGTGTGCCGTAGTCTTCTTGATGTTCGACTGCTACGAGTGGGTGTTGCTCGGCATAGCTTGCCATAGCTTCGACCATATAAGCTCTTGCTTCACGCTTGTTGAAGCCGTGTGACCTCATCAATGCTTTGCAGTATTTGTCGTATGTTTCTTTGTGTACTTCTACAGTTGGTAATTTAATTTTAATAAATGACATAATAATAATTGGTTTATTGGTTAAGACACCGCCAAATGGCGGTCGGTGTTTCGCATATAAAATGCTCATCAGTTAACCTGTATGGGTGCTTGAGCATCTATACATCCGGTGTATAATCTACTTGGCGGTTGACTCTCATTGGCTCTTCAATGGTCTTCGTGACTGCCTCAGCTAGCGTACTCCTTCTGTAACCTTAAGTGGGAAGTAATAACATTAATCTCTTCTGACCCTCTTAAATTCTCAGTCGTTTCTAATCTAACTGTACCACCAATAATGCACACTATTCACACCTTGTCAACATAATTGACATCTTTTTTAATCTTTTTTTCATTTTGTTTGTAACCTCTTGAATATCAACAGCTTATGAAATTGTGATAAACAAGCCGTTTGCGGACGCAATTGCTTACCTAAAACCCGTTATATTTACTGATTCTTTTGTTGATTACCAACGACTTACGACACATTTTCCAAAAATCAAATCCACGTTAAGCTACCTCACAGCCTCTACACGCCCTCCGATTTCGAGTTGGAGTCCTAGTATTCACCTCTTATTCACAGCCCATACAGCCAATCCTCGTCATTTTCGACTTTCTAAGATGTGCATAAATGTGCATAAGATCTACTACTGCATTGTATAAGCTACCCCATCCATAACCACCCCCTAATGACTCGCCCTTACTGAGATTATTTTACTTATTCATAGTATAAGCTCCACTAATGGTCAATTTGCTTATGGTTTGCATAAGGTTTGCTAATGATTTGGCCGATTAGTATTACTTATGGTTTGAATTAGCACCGCTAATGGCGGGGGCGGGGGGGGTCGCAGTAACAGTTGTACGTGTCAGTACTGTATCATAAGGGGCACCTTAAAAAAATATACAATTCATAGGGTTTTTACTTGACAGTACCTTCCTTTACGGTATCCTTAAGGGTAGCTTTCTTTTATTAGAAAGCTTTATCGTTATGGCCTCTCCTTAAGGATACCTTAGAATTATATCATAGAAAAGAGTTGACATCCCGGTTTTGCTAAAGATAATGCAAAATAAATGGATGACAAAGAAGAACTAATAAACGAGATAACAACCTCTATCCGGGAAGTAGCTGATGCTAAAGAACTTAGTAAGGTCAATAGTTTAAGTAGACATAATCCGGAAAAGGTAGCTAAGATGCTATACCTATATGCTACTGGCACTAGCCAGACCCGGATGGTGCGTAAGTACGGATTTGATAGGGAGACAGTAATCAATGTACTAGCTGACTATGCGGATCAACTGGGTAAGTTCAAGGACTTGTCCGGAAAGATAGCCGCAAAGAACTATTTGAATATGGCTAGTCTAGAGGAGGATCTAATACAGAAAGTCCGGGATCGTATGGATACCGGAGAGCTGGAGCCCACATTCCGGGATCTTAAAGAACTGTCAATAGCAAAGGCTAATGCTGCCAGAGAAGCGTTGACAGCTAGAGGTGAAGCTACAAGTATTACCGAAGACCGGAAAGTATATACCCAAGAGGACTACGAAGAAACTATTAAGGCAGCTCGTGATAGAATAAACAAGTTAAAGGAAATAGATATAATAGATATAGAAACAAATGATTGATGAGGACTACGATGACTTGTTTGACAAGATTAGAGGTAATCTAGGAGAACACTTTAGTAACTATATGTTTATAGTTATGGATGATGACGGTGATGTATTTTACGATTACCCTAACAATAAGGTAGGACGTATGTTGCTATACGAAGCAAACAAAGATATGCAGAGCAGCTCTATTGATATCATCTGGGTAGATGAGGATGAGAAAGAAACCGAAGAGTAATGGAATTAACCTTTACACAACATCCACTGGTAATCGGGCCAACGGATGTAGAGATATTATTACTAGCCGAAAAGGATCCAAAGTTACTAGGTGAGCTGCACGCAGCACACGAGGGCCGGATCCAAGCTGCTACAGAAGATCCGTTACGCTATGGTTTCAATCTAGCTGGCTGGAATAGAATCAAAGATGGCTTATCTGAATACAATGAGTGCCTTACACTAGGAGGTAACAGATCCGGAAAAACGACTGGTTGTGCAAAGATAGTTATGGAAGCGGTCACACAGAATGTAGATGGCCACATTGTATGTTTTTCCCAAAATGCAGATACATCAGTAAAGGTACAACAAGCAGCAATCTGGGAGATGATGCCCAAGGAGTTCAAGAGAAAGACTAAGAGTATAGAAGGATATATTAATTTTTCTATGCAAAATGGATTTACCGGACAATCATTTATATTTCCGGATACACGTACACGTGTTGATTTTAAGACTTATACTCAGTTCAGTAATAACCAAACTATCTTAGAAGGTTTTGAGTTCGGGTTCAATAAACCATCAGCTGTAAATATAGGAGCTTGGCTTGACGAATACTTAGGTGACTCAGCTTTAGTAAATACTTTACGATTTAGATTAGCTACCCGGAACTCTAAATTGCTCATTGGATTCACACCTATTGATGGATACACACCATTTATAAATGAATACCTAAAAGGAGCAGAAACATTAGAAACACGAGAAGCTGAACTATTATCGAATAAGCCATTACCAGTAAAACAATACAGCCCAGAAAGGGATGCAAGTATAATTTATCTTCATTCAGATGAAAATCCATTCGGTGG